CACGTTCGATGCACAAAACAGACTGCATATGCAAACGAGTGGGTGCCAACCACAAGTTCATAAACTGTGGAATTGGCCGAGCGATGTTTTGGAAGTAAGCCGTTCCTGCTTTGGAATAGCGAAGCGCAGGGTGGTCCACTACTTAGTGTCGAAACGCAAGATAGGCCTCAACAGGTCGATTATTCTTTTGATTCCGATTGCTAAGCACAAGGGCCTCCTGCGGACTTTGCTTGCGAAATCGTTGAGAACACAAAGGCTGAAGAGGTTGGAAGTAGCCGATGGAAAGTACATTCGGCTGAGAGTCATGTCCAAAGAAGGCGTCATGGTTTCAACGTGCGTGGCAGGCCAGACTAATGCCGTCACGTGCACTGAAGCCCAAGATGATGCTATGAAGACAGCCCAACAAGTGGCCCCGAAAGGGAAGCTTTCAGATTATGTAGTGAGAACAATCCTCAATTATGAGATAGACAACCTTGGAGACACCAAGATGTTCATGCAGTATCACAATGATGAAGATGTGAGTGGAGAATTACCCACTGTCACCATCGAAGATTACGCTGAGCAGAACGTCGGATCGTACCAGATAGTCCTTAACAGACCCCTGGACCCCGATGCAAAGTGTAAAGGGTCGTTTTTCGCAAAACCAATTGTGGATAACATGGCTTTAATTCCGGATGCCTCAGAAGGGAATTACATGAACTCTGCACACAGTAGAGTCACAAGGCCTCAGGCGGACTACAAGAAGAAAGATCTCAAGCAGACAATCCAGTCCTTGACGTATCGCAATGATTTCATCAGTCACTTCTTGACCCGCACAGGAGGCTCAACCTCTCGCCACACGCTGAGGCGATTACCAATGGTTGATACAAGGGGCAGAATGCCCCGTCCCGGGCAGCAAGCAACCGCCGATGAAGCGGAAGCTGCCATGGGCGAACCCAAATGCGAAACTGCGAATTTCGTCAAGTCTGAGTATGGACAAGCGACTGGTGACCCAAGAGGAATCACCACGTACGACCCCCAGATTAAAATGAACTACTCGCAATTTACCTACTCCCTCGCGGATTTCTTCAAGAGTGATAGAAAATTTGATTTCTTCACAGCAGGCAAGAAGCACGACGATTTGATGAGAAGGTTAGCAGACAAGATGGCCAACAGGAAATTCAACTCGGTCAATCTTGGGGACTTCAGCAGAATGGATGGAAATGTCGGGAACCTACCAAGGGAAGCCGAACGTGCACTGATGAAGGCACTTTTCCATCCCAGTGAGCATCACGACTTAGAACGTATGTTGGACTCACAAGTGCGTAACGTGGCATGTCTTGGAGACTTGCGTTTTGAATCTGGAGATTCACGAGGTTCGGGAAGTCCTGAAACCAGCGTGTTGAACAGTTGGCTTAACGCACTCATCGCATACACAGCACTACGTCTACAAGGCTACTCCCACGAGGAGGCAATCGAGAGGTTGTTGGTATACCTTGGAGACGATTCATGCACACTTGACATGGAGATAACTTTCTTCACCAAGTCTGCAGCATTCTACGGTCAGGTAGCAAAATCTGAAGTGATCAAAAGGGGTGGCGCTGGCGTCAATTATCTTTCACGTTTCTTAACTAAGGAAGTGTGGAACGGTAACCCCAATTCTGGATCCGACCCAGCCCGAAGGCTGGTGAAGTGGCACACAACCCCCAACCTACCAGCTGGGGTCACATCTAAGGAAAAGATGATTCAGAAGGCGATTTCAGACTACACAACTGATAGAAATACCCCAGGTATAGGAGACCTGTCGGTTAAGATTCTCACTCTTACCGGAAAACTCACACCTGATGGGCTGTTCGACGACACAGTTGACACTCATCGCATCCGCAGCTGGGCTGCACGGCAAGGATTCGACAATCAGTTCCCAAATGATGGGGTCGGATTCCTCGTTCAAAAACTTGAGGCGGATTTGCCGGGATTTTCATATTCTGGCTTCCTCGAGTGGCTCGACAATTGCGAAACTTTGGAGGATATCATGAACTGCCCACAAGCGTTCTACTCTCCACCGGTTAAAAACAAGACAGGAGACAAGGTAGTTGTCAACGTCTTGGGAGACAAGATTCTCATTTTACCGGCCAAAGACAAGGCACCCACGGTGCAAGACTCCGCGATAGTCAACCTCAATTTTTCGACTCCATCGGAGATTAAGAAAATTTTGAAGAAAGCGAGACCCAAACCAAGGGTGTCGAAACAAGATGTGATTAAACATCAAGAAGCCGTAAATCAAGCATACGCCGACTTCTTAAAGGTGAAACAAAGCAATGCAAAACCACAAGCCAGTGGTAACAAAGGCAAGCACAAGCGGAGACGCGAAGGCGCCGGGAAGGACACCGGAAACAAAGGTTCAAGGTCGAAAGGCCGAAAACGGACACCGCAGAAATCAGATAGCGGTAGGGCGCAGAAGCCCCGTGACTCAGCAAGCAGTCACGCCACGGACAAACGGTCCGCTCGGTCGCGAAGGCGCCAGCGGAAACGCGACCGTGGGAAGGAGCCACAGTCACCCCAGTAGGTGACTGCTTCGTATGTTGTTCAAGGGGCCTCGAGATAGGCCGATAGCCCCGGATCAGTATTTAAGCGTAAGACACAATACATGAGCAACATCCAATCCAAACAGATCCAAAAGCGCAAGCCGAATGTCAAACCTTCACCCACGGCTAAACGCAAAACGAGAAGGGCTGAACGGAAGACTCGTGACGACACAAACACACTTCCCGCAGCTTTTAGCACAACCACTAGACGGACCACCCAACCAAAGGTCACGACCCGTGGAAAAACAACAACAGTAAAGCATAGTGCGTACCTAATGGACGTTACTAATTCTGTTAATTTTACTATTCAAGAGTTGACCGTTAACCCCGGTCTAGATGTCTTCCCATGGTTACATACCGTGGCACAGGCATTTGAGCATTACAGATTGATAAAATGCTCCTTTTCATATGCCCCATTCGTCGGAACATCCCATGTGGGGATGGTCGGAATGGCACCAGACTACAACATGGATGAACCCGTCGCCACAGATTTTAAGGATCTGATGAGCCAGGCGGGCGCCACCCGTGGACAAGTCTTCGTCGAACAACGACTTAGAGTTGATCCAGCTATTGCGCACGCGCTCAATAAATGGAAGTATGTCCGCCATCAAGACTACACCGTAACTGAACGGTCTATTTACGACGCCTGTACGATTCAAATCGCTACAGAGAGAGGAGCCAATGGCAATGTCATTGGTGAGATTTATGTTGACTACACTTTCGAGTTCATGACCCCACAGGTCCAGCACCCGATCCAGCCAACCTCTGGTCTGTATGTGGCTCCACACCGGAGCAGCGCCGAGAACTACGATCTCGGTGACACAGTACAGTTAGCTATGCCACCCAGCGTGTATAACACCCTAGTCCCAGAAGACAAGGTCTCACCAGCTGGCATCGAATTGTCGCCCGGCACTTACCGGGCAATTGCCAACCTCGCGTTGTCGTCTGAGATCACAACTAGTGACCCAGGCACTGCCACTTTAGGCAGCTTTTTCACACTTGACGGTGCCCCTTTGTTTGGCATTGACACGTTTTCGAATTATTTCTTTCAAACCGATGCAACTGCCACTGAGCGGTCGCATACCCTGGATCTTGACGAAATATTCTTTACACCGTCGTCAACCGTCTTAGGCCTGCAGCTTGTTTCCCAGCTTGTAGGCGGTGGTGTGGCTTCAGCAACTGATTGGTCTGTTCTTAAACATTCCGGACTAAAGTTGATGAGGCTAATGGATGAGCGGAGCAGGGCTCCACTCCCATAGTGCACTTTTCGAATATCCTATTCGCCGCGGACCTCCCCGCGCACAAAACCCTCTGGCTATACGCCGGTATAGGGAACCAAAGGACATACCTACATGCAGCTTTTGCCAAACTGCGAAACGGTACTGTGAATG